AGTGTGGGAGTACAAATACTAGCCAAGGGACATATTTTGATTTATGTAATAACTGTGGGTGGTGTCAAGCCTACTAAAACTTAATAATATGATAACAGCAAAAGAAGCAGCAGAGAGAGTAGAAAGCATGACCACAGAAGTTGCCAAGAGCCAGATGGAAAAGATACACAAAGCCGTAGATTTAGCAGTAGATAAGGCTCAGAGACAGGCATATGTAGGATTCCTAATAGTCCCCTCAGTAAAGGCGGAATTGGAGAAAGAACTGGGATATACAGTGAAATTGGTTGACGACATCAGAGAAGGGTGTTATACTATAATTGGCTGGTAAAAAGGAGGTAACAATGGAATTAAGGATTTGTCACATAAGTGATATACACAACAGACACAAGAAGATAATACTACCAAAAGAGGCAGATGTGATAGTGTGTTCTGGAGATATATCTGGAAAAGGAAGACAATCAGAGGTGGTAGATTTCTTTAAGTGGTGGAATAAGCTACCTTATCAATACAAAGTACTGGTAGCAGGGAACCATGATCTTTGCTTTGATCCTATGACTAGTGGGATAAAAGAGGAAGATTGGGGGTATCCAGCATGGCTCCTCGAAGAGTTATTCAGGTATACAGAGGTCTACGGACATTATTATCTTGAGAATACTAGAGTTGAGATTGAGGGAGTTAATTTCTGGGGATCTCCAGTTACTCCTACCTTTGGTCATGGCTGGGCATTTAACAAAGATAGAGGTGAAGCTATCAAAGATGTATGGAGAAATATACCTTTCGGAACAGATGTGGTTATAACCCATGGTCCTGTTAAGTGCCATGTGGATTATGTACCTAGCAATGATTACTATGCTGGTTGTGATGATCTGAGAAACAGAATTAAAGCAGTTAAGCCACTGCTACATTTAAGTGGGCATATCCACGAGAGTTATGGATATAGCTACGATCAGGATACTCATTACTTTAATGGGAGTATCTGTAACCTCCACTATGAAGCCGTAAATGCTCCATGGGTCATAGATGCAGATTTTGAGGAGCGTGAGATTAAAATATTGAATCATGAGAATGAAATTGTGGAAGACAAAAAGCCTGAATCTGGGGAGTTACATGAACATCGAGGAGAGAAAAGTATATGAAGGTACTACTGTTGGACTTCCCACAGTAGGAAACTATTTCTGGTGTGGATCTCTTCGAACATCAACTGTTCTGGAAATCATTGATAATTACCACTTTAGGACAATGAACAGCATTTATCACTTTGAAATTGTAAAAGATGACGAAGCACACACAACTGATCCAGGAGGATTGGGAGAGAGTAAGTCTGTCGGAGAGGATATACCTAAGGAATCTGGTGGTGGAGGAAGAGTTATGGGAAGAGGAATTCAGGAGGAATTGCTTGATATCCTCAAAAATCCATCAATCTACGAGAAATCAAGAGACACAGGTGTTGAGTGGAAAGCTCCCTTCTGTATCAGCATCTAAGATCTCCAGGAAAAAGACTAAATTTGAAGCCTATGGAAGAGTTACAACAAAAATCCCAAGGATTGCCCATCTTCAATATCAGCGCGGAGGGGTTTCAAGAGCTGCAAAAATCAGGTCTAACACTGGATCAGTTATTTTATCTGGAATGTAAAGCTAATAAAGTGAACCTTAGGGATATAGTCTCTAGTGATAAGATCGCTACCTGGAGGCAATCCTTAATAAGGAAAGGTTTTATGACAGAGGAAAAAGAGGTGTCTGTAGATGGTTTTGAGCTGCTTAAAGCGGTAGGTAGTGGTGAAGCATTTAAAGGTACTATTGAGAAGAAACATGAATCCAATGAGGCAGCTTTTGAGGAATGGTGGAAAGCCTATCCTCCAAGTGACATATTCGAGTACAAGGGAAAGAGATTTGAGGGTGTTAGGGCTATAAAGAGGAATAAGACTCAGTGTAAAGAGAAGTTCCTACAGGTTCTCAATGAGGGAGAGTACACAGCAAATGACCTAATTCGCGTGCTGGAATTCGAAGTGCATATCAAGAAAGAAGAATCTGTTAGGAGGAATGAGAATCAGATGAGGTATATGGTAAATACTTTGAGTTACCTGAATCAGAGGTTATTTGAGGGATTAATGGAGCTGTCCAAGGGATCTATTATTTCAACACAGTCAAACGAGGATATATGATACCATATATAGGTGATATAAGTTCACAGGACGCATTAGTCCTGAAAGCATTAGCAACGGACTCTAAGAATATCCTAGAATTTGGGTGTGGAGCATCTACTCAAGTATTGGCTTCAGCAACAGAAGGTTCTGTGATGAGTATCGATACTGAGCCATCCTGGATAGACAAAACCGAGGGAAATCTGAAACTGTTCGGGTTAGAGGAAAAAGTACATTTCCACAATTACAAGGAATTCATGAATCATGTACTAATAGAAGCACCGTTTGATCTTATCTTTGATGATGGTGCTGATGGTCTACGGAGAGAATTTGCCGTAAAAACATGGCCATATCTAAAGGTATATGGTTGTATGGTCTTTCATGATACCAGGAGAGCACATGATTTCAGAAATGTTCTTGAGGTCCTTGCTATTTTCCAGGATGAGATAGAAGATGTGAACTTCAACGCAGTAGGTTCTAACTTAACAGTTATTTTTAAGAAGGAACCTGAACCATATGATAACTGGCAGATAACTGAAAAGAGAGAACCCTGGCAACTGGGATATGGAGATCTCCCACAATCCTTTATAGATTCGCTAAAGGATAAACAAAACACTTTAAAAACAAGTTAAATCCACTAAAATGAACACAAGTTTTGAGCAAGTATTAGCAGAACTCTTAGGAGCAGCAAGGTTACAGCAGCGTCCATCGGAGAACAAGAGCAAAAAGGAAGAGAATTGGGATGATGTGTCTGAGGCAGACAAGGAATCTATGAAGCCAAACATTGACAAGGCAGCGCTGGAACTTTTCAAAGATCACTCAGAGGAAACTCTGAGAGCAGTTCAGGCTATGAAAAGTCCTTTGGGGGGCATTGCAGATGCACTTGGTGGGCGGAGGTTTCAGTACTTCGAGGATCAAGTGTATAAGAGAGCTTTTAAGTTTTTCGAGGTCTACAATGAACACAAGGGGAGATAAGTATGGATATATTTGATGATCTAGTCAAAGAGGTTGAAGATGGAATGCAGGGGAGAAATGCAGGCATACCAATGGGGTTTACCAGGTTAAATAGCCATATAAGTATCAGGAAATCAAACAATTACCTGATTGGGGGGTATACTGGCTCTGGTAAGACTTCTCTCTTGGATGATGCATTTGTTCTCAATCCAGTGGATTGGTACATGAAAAACTACCATAATACTGATATAAGACTAAAGATTATCTATTGGTCCATGGAGAGAAATAAGAAGTTCAAGTTGATGAAGTGGATATCTCGGAGGATATTTCTGGACCATGGTAAGATAATACCAGTTACCAGGTTAATGGGATGGTGTCCTGTTGACCAGCGATTAACCAAGGATGAACATGATTTATTCCTTATGTATAGGGATTACATTGAAGCTATCCTTGATGTGGTTGAGATCTTAGATGGTCCAGAAAATCCTACGGGAGTTAGGAAGTACATGGAAACATACCACCAAAGTGTAGGGAAGGTGGAAGACATAGATGAGTTCCATAAGATATATCTACCAAACAATTCACACCTTATTACTCTCAAGATCAAAGATCATATAGGTCTACAGAAGAAAGAGAAGAACTTAGCTACAAAGAAAGATGTAATAGACAAAGCCTCAGAAGATGACAGAAAGGATAGAGATTTCTATGGGACTTCTTGCGTGAATCTTTCACAGTTTAATAGAGACATTGCTAACCCAATGAGGATAAAGAACGGAGATGTTGAACCTATGTTAGAGGATTTCAAGGACTCCGGAGACGGTCATCGCTCAGTAAACACCCGGAAGGAGGGGAGGAACAGGAGCACGTTGAGTGGGATGCTCAGTATCTGCTTCCAGGAGACGGTCGTCAATTGTGTTCGCGCTGCGGCCACGAGTGCGCATTAGGTCGCCGGGACCAACGGTTCGGCGTATCCTCCAACGGGATGATGGGACAGTCCCACCTCGAGAGGCAGTCGGATCCGTGATCGGTCAGCAGCTTTCCCACTACCGCATCCTTGAGCCGCTCGGCGTCGGCGGGATGGGCGAGGTGTATCGCGCGCACGATCTGCACCTCGACCGCGACGTCGCGGTCAAGGTGCTCCTGCGCGGCTCGCTCGCGGACCCGACGGCGCGGGAGCGTTTCCGCCGTGAGGCGCACGTCTTGTCCCGCCTGTCACACCCCGGCGTCGCGACCATCTTCGACTTCGACACCCAGGACGACATTGATTTCCTCGTCATGGAATTCGTCCCGGGCGGCACCCTCCAGTCGCGATTACAGAAAGGGCCGCTCGGTCTCGACGAGCTGGCCCGGATAGGATCGGAGATCGG